CAAATACTTAACCCCCGCCGGAGACACAGGCTCCATCTACAACATGGCCGCCATGGCCAACCCTGCAGCCGAAATGCACATTTGCGAAGGCGAATTCGACTCCATGATCCTCGAACAATGCGGATGGTCGGCCGTAGCCCTACCCGGCGCCACCTCGTGGCAAACTTTCTGGACCAAATTTTTTGAAGGCTACGACCACATCTACATATGGTCCGACCCCGACAAAGCGGGCCACCAGATGGCCCAAACCCTCCAGGCAGCACTCCCCCAAGCCACCCATGTGCCCCTCACCCTGGGGGATGTCACAGACACCTACCTGCAGGCCGGAAAAACAGGGTTGACACAAGCACTAGACACTGTGCTACAATAAAACCACACAAAGCAAACAAACATCACCTCAAGAAAGGTGTAAAAAAGCATCATGGATCCCCTCGACACGTGCCCCATCCCCGGCCGCCGCAACACCAGCAAAGCCGCGAGGAGGCGGATACGCCTCGCCATAATCGCCGAAAAATGGGCCGATGGTGAAGACCCACTACATATCATGCACACCTGGGGCACCACCTATGATGGGATGCGATCCATGATCCGCGCCAACCCCGACATTAAACTACCCGACGACATGGCCAAACGGTTACACAAAATCTGCCGGGAAGCCTACCCCAAAAACCAGCCCAACAGACACCGAAGCGGATGGGACCAATACGAAAAACAGTACTACACGGAGGAAATACTCTTCCTCGACCAGTTCAACGTGCCAGCCATCGACATGCTCAAACGACTCGACGTGTCGTGGACAATGTGGAAACACATCATCAACGAGCAGCACCTGACACGTTTACAGCAGGAGACCGACAACGCCTGCCAATGGGCAAACCTGCGAAAGCAGCACCCCGACAAAACGGATCAGGAAATCACCCAGATGATGTACAGTAACCAGGTGACGTTCAGCAAGGTGATGAAAACCATACCTGCATAAACATCCATGACACCTGCATAGTATTTGCACACTCTTTCACACATAGGAGGCATGATGGTTACTAAAACCCAACACTTGATCGACATGCACAGGGACAACAACAACGATAAGTTTCCCGAACACCTACAAGACGTCATATGCGGCAAAACACTCAACCACACAGACGGAACCGTATCGTGGTGCACACGCAAACCAGGACACGACGGCGACTGCCGCACAGGATGGCAACCCACCACACAACCCCTAGGACACCATGGCAACCAAAACTGAAACCCTCATCCAACGCTACGGCAACAAAGCCGCAGACGTCCTCGCCGACAGGTCTATACCCGCCACACAGCTAGCCCAAATGCTCACTGAAGCCGGATACCCCATCTCCGCCACCGTCATTAAAGACTATCGCCGTAAACAAGCCAACACCACCCCACAAACAGAAGAGGAAAACCAGTGATAGACAATATAGACCGGCTACTCACACAGCTAGCCAACCACGACAACGCCATCGACACCATCGACGACAATCTAGCCAATGGTACTGTACGCCGCACACGCATCTCCGAATGGACACTCCCCAACGGAGAAACAGGCCGATCCGTACAAAAAATCATCGACCACCAACCCGCAACAAACCCCTACCCTGTAGACGAACTCGTCGATAAACTAGCCGAATGGACACCCCCCAAACCCGAACAGGACACCCACACCGACTACAGCACTGCAGCCTTCGTCATCGGGGCAGGAGACTTCCAAATCGGCAAAGGCATCCCCGGCGGAGAAACATCACACTTCGCCGACGACTATTTGCACTCCCTCCTAGTCGCAAAACACTACTGGCGGCAAGCCGGCAAACCCGAACGAGTCCACATCGCATTCCTCGGCGACATGATCGAAGGATACGTGTCACAAGGAGGCAACAACGCCTGGCGCACACAAACACCCCTGACGGAACAAATCAGGCTCACCCGCATGGCCATGATGCAACTCGTCCACATGTTCGACCACTGCGCCAACGTCACCATCACATCCATCCCCGGCAACCACGGTGAAGCCGTGCGCTTCGGCAAAGGCGTCACCACATACGATGACTCCTTCGATGTAGACTGCTGCCGGGCCATCGCAGAAGCCTACCAGCTCAACAACCAATACCCCAACCTTCACTTCCACTTCCCCAGCCGAGACGAAATGACCACCACCGTCGACGTGGCAGGCACACAAATCCTGCACGCCCACGGCCACCAATGGCGCACCGGCAAACAATACGAATGGTGGCGCGGCCAAGAATTCCACAACGGCACCACATCCCACATCCTCATGGCAGGGCACCGGCACCACCTAGAAATCTCCGAGCAAGGACAACGCACCTTCATCCAATGCCCATCCATGGAAGGCGAATCCATATGGTTCCGGCACCGCACAGGCACCACCGGCAACCCCGGGCTCGTGTGCTACACTATCAACAACAAAACACCAAACAACTATCAGATAGCCAGGTAATAGTGCCATGAGCAGACGACCAACAAAAGCAGACCTGGCCACCACCGCATCGTGGGTGTGGGCCACAAACCATCACCTTCGCACACTCAACCAGGCATGCACCAAAACAGCCGGACACTACCCCGCAATCAGTGCAGACGACCTGTACCAAGACTCCCTACTATATATTGCGGTGCGGGAACAATACCACAACCTAGACAACAAACACTACACCAAAATGTGCTACAGGGTAGCCAAACGGCTAGCCAACAAAACCATACAACACCTAGACCAGCCGAAACCCTTATCCGATATTATTCATCTAGCCGACAACCAAACCAGCAACTAAGGAGAATCATAATGGTTACCACCATCCTCGACGACGGAACCCAAACCACCACACTCCAAACCGTAGGCACCACCACCACAGCAATCATCACCAACACAGAAACACCCGAAACCATCACCGCCAAATACACCATCAGTAAAGACGGCACAGCCACCTACAGCATCAGCGGAAACACCTACCTCGGCGACCACCAACACATTATTAAACTCATGTACGACTACTGCCACTGTGTGGGACGATTCGACACCACCAACACCAGCAACATGAACGACTTGTTTAAGGATTACCAGTGAACCGAACCTACACCACCGCCGACATCATCCAAGCCGCGCAATGGATCTGGAACGGCGGCCCATGGAAACCAAGTGTTGAACCAGGAATGCCACCACCACCAACCGCGCCACAACACCACGGCAACAACATCGTCTCCATGATCGATCTACAGCTAGCCATCGACGACTACACCCTCACCTGCCAGCCATCCAAACAGCGAAAACACTTCGCCCGACTAGCCGCATTCCGGGAAGTCTATGGATATGACCAAACCTATTCTGTGGCAGCCCAACGACTCGGAGTCACCCGGCAAACCGTGAAACAGTGGGCAGACCAAACACTGATCACCCTAACAGGCTACGCAAACAGTCGATACTACCAAGACGACAGCGCAGGGATGGGATAAAACCATGAACAACACACACAATATCACCTACACCACCCTCAACACAGCGATACACCGTATCGTCCAACAACAGCCCACCAACATGCAACAGCTGCAAAACATTGTTGACAGTGTCGAAAACCAGTACGGTGTACCCATCTCCCTCGACAACGTGAACCTTACCGTCAACGAAGTCAGCCTCGACGATCTCGCTATCGACCAGGACACGCTAGACGAGTGCAGCGAAATCCTGTGGTTATGCGACAGTGCAGGACACCCCACAAACAACAGCAACACCCGTGACAACAGCGAGGACCAGAGCCCCTATGCAAGCCAGGAAGCACTAGACTGGCTCGCCGGAATCGCATACCAGGCAAAACTATTGCAGGCGGCAGCCGACGAGATCATGTGGGCTATCATCCGCCACCGCGACAACCACAAAAACGTTATCGGCCGGAACGTTCTAGACCAGGCCAGCGATACGATCTCTACCTGCCTCCACCTGTATCAGATGCTCGAAGACACCATCGACCGCAACGAATCATAGCCACACCGCATAAACAGAAATAGTGCCCCAGCGGCAACCACCACACGATCGTGGCAGCACCGCTGGGGCACACATCTATATTCAATTATGCAACAGTAGACTCTACCGTGCCAACCTCAGACTCGGCTGCACGCCTCGGCACATAGCCACCAAGATCAGCATCATCCGTCGGCTCGATCATGCCAGGATCCGACACATCAACCGAGTGCGGCTCAACCATCCCCCCATCATCGGGTGAAACCAAACCCGCATCCACCTGAGGCTTGCTTGGCTTGCCGGCCACAAACGCTGGGCTACCAAACGATGTAGCCACCGACAGGACTGCAGCAACCGTAGCCGTGATCAGGGCAGACTCCCACGGCAAACCGCGAAACGACTCCGCAGTATATGTGACACCCGCCGTCACACCAAGCACAGCAACAAACGTTTGAACAAAAGTCTTTAACGCCCTTTCGAGCAGGCCTAACCAAAACTGTTTACCCATCACACATCACCATCACTTTTTCAAACCGTTGACAGCAGACTCGAGCCTACTGATGCGGCTGCGACACTCCAACACGTAATACCAGACACTCCACAGGGCATCCTTAGTACGCCACAGCTTCCCAGTTATCGGATTCTTCACCCACGACAAAGCCTCCACACGGCGCGCCAAGTCACCATTCTGAACCTGAACCACACCCACATCGTGATGCAGCTTATTCACCGACTGGGCCACCTGCCCAGACAACTGTTTAATCTGATCATGTAACACTTGTACATCAGCCATACTCAACTCCTCACTACTTGAACCGCCGCCGTTGACTACGGCCATAAACCTGTCCCACGGAAACCACGGCCCCGGATCGTCATGATCCGACTGATGCCACGCATCCGTCACATCCACGTGGCCACACACACCCCGTTTACCGGCCTTCAAATCGGCTGCACTAAGCTTCCTCTTTGGAACATTATATTTGTCACACAACCGCCGGCACAGGACAGCCGCCTTCTCAACCGCAGGCCACACGCGAGGATCAAGCCACTGCTCCCGAGTGTAAGCATGCCCCGGCACACGGAACGAGGCGTGCGAACCCCCATCCGCGCAAATCTCTATACCCAAACTATGCGGATTCGGCGGGGCATGCCACCCAATCGTAGACTCCGACAAGCACTGCACCGTCTCCCCAATATCACACACATAATGCGCCGAACCACCCGACGATGGGGACGCGAAATAGTTCGCCGTAGACACCGCCCGACCCTTACGGGAAGCAGACGGAAACCCCACATCCGGGCATGTCGCATGAATCACAACCCTGTTCACCGGACTATTAGAGCCGGCCGAGTGATGCGCTGCAGGAATAAACCTCACCGCATGTCACCCCCAAACACTACTATCAACACCAGTAACACCCTTCCCTTGTCTTGTTCACCTACTGGATGATACGGTAACCACAGGTGACGGGGCCACACCCTCACAGGCCGCAGAACCCGATATGGTAGAGACTGTACCGTCACTATATTTCACAGCCAGGCGGCCCCCAGCACAGTACACCGATATCACCGAGCGCCCATCCTTACCATCCTTACCGTCCTTGCCATCCCGACCATTCACACCGTCGGCACCGGCAGAACCCTGCGGACCCTGAGGCCCTACAGGGCCACGCTCACCCTGTGCACCGGCTGCACCAGGGGGACCGGCAGGACCATCCTTGCCATTCACACCGTCAGCACCGGCAGCGCCATCCCTACCAGGCACACCATCACGGCCATCAGCACCAGCACGACCCGGAACACCATCCTTGCCGTCAGCGCCAGGCAACCCTTGCGGGCCAACAACACCAGCCGAACCATCAACACCAGCCGGCCCCTGCGGGCCTTGCGGCCCCCGCACACCAGCCGGGCCAGGCACACCCTGCACACTCTGCTCAACACGCTGAGCATCCACACACAAACCAGACCGGTGAAGCCGCACCGACTCCGCGCCGCCAGAGGCACACACCCGCTTCACACGGGCAGCCAACCCTTTGGCGGCTGCACCATTAGACTGGGCTTTAGTCTGCTCCGAATCCCTTTGGGAAGCCACAGAACCGTACCGCAAGGCACCCCCAGCCATCGCCACCAACAGCACAAGCGACAAGAACAACAGTATCAGGGAAGCCTTCTCAAACGAGCGGCGCTGCCGCTTCTCCTCCTCCAACTCCCTCACAATTCACCCCCCACCGCTATCAACAGTATCCTTCAAAAACTCGGGCAAATCAGGCATCTTCACAGGCTCAACATCATCCGGCAGATTCGCGTTATAGCGGTGAACAATATGGCGAATATTCCACGTGTACTCTTCCATCGCATCAACCTGCGCAGACAACTGCCTCAGCCTCTTCTTCGACCTGTACGTAACCGCCTGAACAGAACCCAAAACCGTGGCGATAGCGGTACAAAGAGAGGCCACGAGCGTAGGTGTAAACCATGACACGTACAGCCCCCTACCACTACAACCACCACAACACGTCACATACCTGCAGGCCGCACATTACACGCCGACAGCAATCCAGTTAGCAACAGCGGGCACACCGCTAGGTTTAGACCCGTCATTCGTGATAAACGCCAACTGAAAATCCTTATTAGTAATATTGTAGGCTTTCACATCAATCTGTGCCGTACCCCCAGCCGCCGTAGCCATAGACGCCACCACAACAGGCGGAGATGTAAACGGCCGATCAAACGGGATCGTGTAAGCATACACATTCGACCCGCCAAACATGATCGACTTAGAACCCGTTTCGATACGCGGAGACAGGAGCATCCACTCGCCGGCATGGTTAGCCCACACAGCCCCCGAAGGCACCATCACACGGTCACCCTCCACAGGGGTAGGGTCACAGGCTGCAGACTCGCCAAACGCCACACGGGCCGCCACAGCCCTCCTGTCAAGCTGCTGCTGCAACCCGTCAGACGACACCACCAAAGTCGCCAACAACTGCTGATGGAACACGCCAGGCTCGGCACGCAACACGTCACGGGCACGCTCAGAAGACCCGCCAGGAACAATCTCCAACTTCGCCGTATTCTCCTGCCAATCCCGAGACAACACCACATAGTCGTATCGGGTCTCACCCGGACCCGGAAGCGGCTCCGTCACCGTCTCAACACTATTCGACGTGCACATCACCCCGTGAGCCCAAGCCTGCCCCGGCAGGACCTCACACAACACTGTGGCACCCTGAACAGTAGTGCCCACACGAAAATCGTCCGGGCCCTTCACGGACGGCATATTACCCATCAGACCAGACATTTGAGCCCAATCATACTCCGTCAACACACCATCAAAACCCTTGCACACAATACCCACAACACACCCCTAACAATTAGAACTTTTGCAAATCCCGCACACCCGCAGCCAAACCAGCCACACGCCGCGCCAACAACGCCGACGGATTATCCTCATAATCCCCAGCGATCGGTGTCACCTTCGTCCACCCGTCACCAGGCGAATCACACTCCACATCAATCTGCCGAACAATCTCCGCAATCGGGCCAGAACCCACATCCACATAGATCAAATCCCCGGGCATCAACCTGCCGGGCCCAAACCGCAACACCTTCGACTCAGCCAGCTCAATCTTAAACCCCGACGTGGCACCTAACTCGGACAGCACCTGCTCCGCCTCATCGATGAGATGCACATTCTCAGAATCCGTGTTACGGGCATCCTTAAACACCTCGACACGATCAAACCACTCCCCCTCAGACAGACTATCAACATCCTCACAAAACAGCCGATCCTTGCCCTCGCCGCGGCCACCAACCACCACCGAAGTAGCCTTCGGGGCATCCCTCACATACTCCCACGACACAATCGAACCCGACTCGGCAGTCAACACATGCGTCCGGGTCACCGCCGGCACACAATCAAACACCAAACCACGCTGATCCTGCTTCACATTCTCAAACTGTTTCACCGTGACAGTCATCCGAGCCCACGACAACACCGGCAACAACTTGTCTGCAAACACGTGAAACCGGGCCTGAAAATCCTTAATAAACCGTCCACGCTTCTCATCATCGGTCAGAAACACCTCCGGCGGAAACCGCCACGCATTATCCCGCAACACCCGCTTAGCCACCGACTCCGCCGGACCCGA